CTACCTCCACCATATAATACTCATATGGCTTTCCTTTCAAAGTAGTTTTAGTAATAGAGTATATATGACCTTGATATGACTCTCCTAAAAATCTAAATTTAATAAAATCTCCTTTTTTCATAACACGCCAATATAATCAAGAGCTTCCATAAAGTCACGCTCAACAAATCCTTTCATTGTAGACATATCCATTTTCCATTGATGGTAAGTTCCATCTTTTTTCTTGAATTTTTCTTTTTCTTCCTCAGTCACCCGAGCAGCTTTTATCCCAGTCCATTTCCAATGGTGGGCAAATCTTCCATTAGCGAATACCATTCCTTTATCTTCTACTTTAATGTAAGAGGGAACCCAAATTTGCCCCGTATCTTCTTCCTCTACCATCAAAACTTTATATATTTCTGGGAGGGTTTCTATCATTTGTTCGAAAAGTTCTTCTCCTTTTTTGTAAAGAGTATTTGAGATAAAACCACATCCATAACACATGTAATTTTTAATATTCTCGTTTACCTCTTGAACATAACATGCATCCGAACCACATCTATTGCAAGTTGTTAAATTATCCATCTATTTTCTTTAATTTAGGTAATTGTAATTTAGGAAGTTGGAGTTTTACCTCTTTAGCGATCTCGGGAACATTTTGTTCTAGAATCTCTAAAAGTTTTTCTTCCATTTTTGAAAGGCTAAAGTTTTCTTTGGAATAAAAAGCTTGTCGTTTAGCCAACTCTTGATAATTTTTATAATTCTCATATACATCTTTTAAGAAAAATCCTACTTGACCATCATTTGGTTTAAACCATTTAGTTTCTTGTAAAATCATATCTTTTTGGGCTGCAGAATGATGTACATTTTGCAATTCTCCATCAACCAAACAACAAAATTCTTTTTTCAAAAAATCAATATGACCCGACCAATTTGTAGTTAAAATAGGTTTTTTAGTTAAAGAAAATTCTAAAAGTGGTCTACCAAAACCTTCTCCTTTAGTAAACATTACAAAAGCTCTTACTTTAGGATGATTGTAAAGGTTATTTAATTGTTGTTCAGATAAATCCCCGTTTAAAAGATAGATTGAAGGAAGATTTTTAGAGTTTACAGAAGCTTTAATTTGTTCTATTCTTTTTACTACCTCATCTCTTCCCATGTATGAGGAATTTCCCACAGGAGTTTTTAAAATTAGTGCGGGGGCTTTCTTTTTATTTTTAAATACCTCTAAAAAGGCTTTGATTGTGTATGAGATATTTTTTCTATCTTCTCCAAAATCCCCTGGTAACCAATGACCAACACACAAATAAGCAAATGGTTCTTTAATTTGAGATAAATCAAAATCGGTTGTTTTTTTAGCTGTAAAGCTCTCTAAATCAACCCCCTCAAACAATACCTCAATTGGTTTATTTACTTTAAGCTCACCAACTATTTGACCCTGTTGGTTTTGTTGTTGGAATGTAGAATTGAGGAACGAGGTTTTAGAGTGTTCCGAGGGAACCAATGTTAAATTCATTCTATTTACCCCCTCTACCCATGAATGATGTACTCCAGTGGTTTCCATTCCAGCTGTAATTCCTATGTTGAATTTTCCAATAGGTTGAAATTCATTTGGAACTGTAATTTGAGCCCAAATATCGGGTTGTTTGTTATCGGAGGGTTGGAAAAAATATTGCTCTAAAAATCCCCATTTTTCAAAATGGTCTTTAATATAACCCCAAGCTGTATTACCCCATCTTTGAGGAATGATTTTAACTTCGTATTTGTCAGATTTAATTATTGCTTTTACTAAATCTCTACTTCTACTACCATACCCACTGTAAGTATCGATAGGACAACTTATATAGAACGTATTCTTCATTAATAAACCAGTTTATGTTTTGTGGTGTTATCGGGTAAACCATCTACTTTAAATAATTCATAATCTTCTCTTGGGCTCCAAGTTTCAAACAATTCATCAAGTGCTTCAATAACTCTTTGTGCTTGAGCGAATGTATTAAAGCCAGCTTGCTCAGACAAACACCATTGTCTTCCTTCTAGACCGTTTTGTTTTCTTTCTTCTTTACTCATCCAATAGATTTGTTCTAATTTTTCTGCCACCTCCACTGGATCACATCTATCATCCCAAATATAAGGGGTAGGGGGGGATCCTTGAATCGAGCGAGAAGAAGGGAAAACTGGGATAGCCCATTTTCCATGTTTTTTATATTTTCCTGTATTGTTTGAGGGAACCTCTAAACTAGGGGTATACCACTCTCCTTTTTCATCAGTAAATCTCATTTGATCCTGCATCCCACCTGTTGTATTAGCTAAAATCATAGTTCCCGCTAACAGGGATTCAGTTAAGGTAAGACCCCATCCTTCATTTGAGGTTAACAAACAAGTAACATCTGCTAGGTTGTATAGATAATTTAATTCCTCAGATGAGAGTTTATTTGGAGAAAATCTAACATCAAACCCTTCAATATTATTTAAAGTCTCTACTACTTTGGGTAAATCTGTTCCATTATCATCAATGGGTTGAGTATGAAGCAAGAGTAAACATTTTTTCCTTTCCTCTACAGAAAGTTTTTCAATAAAGATTCTATAAGACCAAATTAAATCTGGGATAGATTTTCTTCTGATGTTTCTAGAGTTAAAGAAGACTACAAATTCTTTATCCCCTATGATATTTTCTTTAATTTGGGGAGGAACTTCCACTGGTTTGAATATCTCAGGATTTAACCCGTGTGGGATATATTTTATAATCTTGGAGGCAGCTTTTTCCCCTAAAACTACCTCATTTATAAATTTGGTTTGTTTTGAGATAGCCAATAACGCATCACACGATTCATAATATGCTCTATTGTAATTTGGAGCCGGCAAATCATCCCAGATGTTCAAATAAATTATAGGGACTTTTTTTCTCACCTCATTTTCAATCTGGAATAACCAAGTATAATAACGTGGGTCTGTTATAATAAACAGAGCATCTGGTTTTTCTTGTTGAAGTATTGATCTAATTAAATCAGGGTCCCCATATCCGTTATTTGCTATAAGGTGGACCCAACTATCTGAAATTTGAGCTTGGGAGTTTATGTCTGGGGATAGATCAAATCGTTTTCCTTTTTCAGGGTGATTGATGGCTGCCCCTATTGTTAACCAATTAAAGTGATGGGCAGTTTGGATAACTATTTCTCTAGCTACTGTGGCTATTCCTGAGTGTAATCTGATATCATCACTCAACAATAAAATTTTTTTACGAGAACTTTGTTCTATAAAACGAAACTTTTCTTTCATAAATAATTTTTAATCTGCGATAGTGTATGCATGGATTTGCTTTCTGAACTCCTCATCATTCAAATATTTGTGCATAGTACGTTCAACTAGTTTTTGTAATGTAAACTTTCTTTTAACACACTCCACCTTAAAATCCTCAAAGTTTTGTTCTTCTACTTTAACCGAAGTTAATACTAATTTTCTTTTGTTCATATTAATATGTTTTTATATCCGGTTATACGTATTGGGAGGAGGGAGGGGAAATTAAATATTTTTTAGTAGTTCTTTAATTTCCTTTTTATCTAGATTATAATTTTCTAGAATTTGTTTAATTAAAGACCCCCCCAACAGTGGAATATAATCTATAACCTCACGAGTTGAAATTTTAAAATATTTAGATAAAATCTCTAATAATTTTGTATTTGGAGTTTTTATTTGAGATTTAATATATTTCAAGAATACTTTCCGCTTTGGGATGAATTCCAAATAAAATTTATATATTTTTTCTTTTTCTGTTGGGGGGAAACTTTGTGCTAGATTTGCTATTTCTACATAATCCTCATTCATAGAGATAAACCTGTGTAACATATAAGGGTTTATTGCCTCCTTTTCCTCATCTGTAAGTTGCTCATACGGCTTCTTACTATAGGTAAGGTAATCTAGAATTGCAAAAATATTTACAGGTTTACTCTTCATTAAAAAGTACGTCTACTAGTTCTTTAGGTACACCTTCTTTCAAAATTTCATTTGTTTCGGGATCATAGAATACAGGGATAGGTAGAATAGCATCTTCTGAAGTTCCTGTCACGAATTTAGAGATTTTTCTAAGAACAAATCCTTGTTGCCATATTTGACCTCCTGAATTTGTGGTGATGGGAGTGGTATTCTTAAAATCAATGTTTATTCCTTGTGGGTTCATGTTTATTTAATTTGAGTTAATTTATATTTTTTTCCATCAATCTCTACTATTTTGCCTTCAACTGGTTTTGGTCGGTTATCTTCTACATACCCATCTGAGGTTTCATAGTAGATTAGGTTTCCTCTTGAATCGTATTCTTTTTTTGCCCAATATCCCTTTGAGTCTTCATAATAGATTAGGTTTCCATTGGAATCAAATTCACCCTTCCACCAAAATCCAGTTGGGTCTTCATGGTAGATTTTGTTTCCATTCTTGTCTATAATCTCAAATGGAAAATCTTTAATTCCTAGTTGTTGAGCGATTGTTTTCATATGATTTGAGGTTTTGTATGGAGGATTATTTCTGAAATTAAAGCCATAATATTTATTTCTTTGTCTATTTTAAAATTAGCTTCATATGAATATTTGTTTAAAAGAATATATATTGTACCTTCTTTTGAGGGAGCATATTCTGAAGCATTCTCGTAAAGGAATCTATAAAATTCTTCGAAATCAGACACGTTTGAGTTTTGAATTATTTGTCTGATTTTATTTAAATTTGGTTTGGATTTTAATTCTTTAAGTACCCCAAACATATAACTTGAAGATGCTATTGCTGTTGTATCTAATATTAGTGTACCTGTTTTAGAGAATGCTTGGGCTGTGTTAAGCATCTTCCTTAAATCAGGATAAAATTGGTTTACTAGTATTTTTAGATCATTTAGATTAAATTCTATGTTTTTGTTTTCTAATATTTGAATTAAGTGAGAAGCTATCTGGGTTTTGGATGGAGGTAGGATTTTGAATGTTTGACATCTTGATTGGATTGGATTAATTACACGTTCTATAAAATTACAGGTTAAAATAAATCTTGTAGAACGAGAGAATGTCTCAATTACATTTCTTAAAGAAGCTTGAGCAGTTAAAGTAAGAAAATCTGCTTCATCTAAAATTACTACTTTAAGAGGAGAGAAGCTAGCAGCAGAAGCAAAACTTACTACTTTTTCTCTAATTGTATCAATACCCCTCTCATCACTAGCATTAATATACAAGTGGTCACAATTGATATTGTTAATTATGAGTTTTGCTAGAGTAGTTTTTCCTGTTCCTGAGGGACCATAAAACAATAGATTTTGAATATCGTTTTGGTCTATAAAATATTGGATAGATTCTTTGATGGAGGAATTCCCTACAAAATCTTGTAGGGAAGTACTCCTAAATTCCTCAACCCATAGGGAATGATTCTTGCTCATCTTGTTTTGGTTCTTCAGCGATAACTGTTTCTGTTAATAAAATAGTACCTGCAATTGAAGCAGCATTTCTTAAAGCTGATATAGTTACTTTGGTAGGATCTAAAATACCTTTCTTTTTGTAATCTATAATCTCCAAATCATAGATACTATATCCTTTAAAATATTCTTCTTGATTCAAAATATTCTGTAAGGTACTAAAAATTTTAAAATCATCCCAACCCGCATTCTTTAGAATTTTAGTAGCTGGTAGTTGGCATATTCTGGAGATGATTTGTTCTCCGAGTGAAGGGGAAGAACTATCTAGGGTAGAAGAGGCTTGAAGTAAAGCACATCCACCACCAGGGACAATACCTGATTCGACTGCTGCACGGGTTGCAAACAAAGCATCTTCTGCTCTGTCTTTCTTTTCTTTAATTTCAGTTTCAGTGGCTCCCCCTATGTTTACCACTCCGATTCCTCCTGTGAATTTCGCCAGCCTTTCTTGGAGTTTTTCTGTTTCAAAGGGTGTTTTTGCTTTTTGGATTTGTTGCTGTAGTTCCTCAATACGTGTTTGTATTGATTCATCTCTTCCTCTTCCATCTACAATTGTTGTTTGATCTTTAGATATAGTTACTGTTCTTGCTTGGCCAAACCAATCCCATGAAAATTTATCTAACTTCATTCCCTTATCAGAAGAAAATACTTGCCCCCCAGTTAGGATAGCAATATCTTCCATAATAAGTTTTTTGCGATCCCCAAAATCAGGAGCTTTAACTGCTGCTATTTTAAGAATTCCTCTTAATTTGTTAACAATAAGAGTAGCAAGTGCTTCTCCCTCAATATCATCTGCTATAATTAAGAGGGGTCGAGAAGTGTTAGAAACACCCTCTAGGATTGGTAATAGTTCTTTTACTTGAGTGAATTTTTTATCTGCAATTAGAATATATGGGTTTTCTAAAGTACAACTCATATTTGAATTGTTTGTAACAAAATGATGGGATTTGTATCCTCTATCAAATTGAATACCCTCAACAATCTCTAAAGAATCCTCATATGAGTTGGATTCTTCAATAATTACAGCTCCTTCTCTACCTACTTTTTGGATAGCTTTGGCTATAAGTTTTCCTAGTTTTTTATCTCCATTGGCAGATATAATGGCTATATCTTCTAGTTGATCTTGATTGGTAATATCCTCTGAGATTTCTTTTTCAATAAAATTAATGATATCTTCTACTGAATCATCAATTTCTCTTTTTAGTTCAACAGCATTACATCCATTGGCTAAATGGGACAA